CGGTGAGGGTCGAGTTGATGCTGGCGAGGTTCGTCGTGTTCGTGGCCACGTCAGTGGTGAGCTGCGTCTGCGTGTTGCTGATGCTGGTAGCAGAGGCGTCGAGCGCAGTCTGGCTCGTCTGGATGGAAGCGAGCTGCGTGGTGTTCGTTTGCTGGGCCGTTTGGACGGCTGCGATGTCGGCGGTGTTCTGGTTGGCGACGGACTGGACTGACGCGAGCAGCGTGTTTGCCGAGCTGAGCGTGGTGTTGGCCGTGGTGATCTGGCTCGCCGAGGTGGCCAGATTGGTGTTGATGTTGCCTTCGATGGCGATGATGTCGGCGTAGATCGTGTCGATCTGGCCCTTGGTCGTGGTGGCAGAGGTGGCTGCTGCTTGTGCGAGCGCCAGCGAGCCAGTGACCGGGGTCTCGAAGGCCGTGACGAGGGTTTGAAGGTCGGCGAGGTCTTGCTCGGCATCTTCGGCGTAGCCTCGGGCCAGTTCGGCCTGCTGGGTCGCGACTTGCTCAGCGCTGTTGGCCACGCCTGCGGTGTCGAACAGGAGGTCGGTGTTGGCGGAAGCCTCGAACTCGGCGGCGGATGCGAAGCTCTGGTTATCGGTGTTGACGATGTAGAGCTTGGTGCCGAGGATGACCATCTCGAGCTGGTTGTAGGTCGTGTGCGTCGCGAAGGTGCCGCCGGAGCGGAGCACGGGCTGGATGTCGGTCCAGCCAGTGTTGGGATCTGAGTAGATGCCGACACGGATCTGGAGCTGCGAGTTGCTGGTGCGGAACTCGAACAGCTCCGCGTTGAACTGGCCGCTCGAGTTGAAGATGTCCGACATGAGATCGGACAGAGACCGGCCACCCCGCTCGGCATCCTCGAGGTAGGTATCGAGAACGTGCTCGCCCGTGTACTCGCTGACAAAGCGAATGCGCTCGGCGCGAGGCCGAGTTGGGGTAAAGCCCTGCGCGTTGTTCTCGGTGTAATGAGCCATCAGTAGATGCCCGTATCCTTCATGTACTTGACCACGGCAGCACGAGTGGGCTGACGGGTAAGGTCGTCGAGGAAGCGGGTCATCTCGCCCTCGAGACTGTCGTGCCGCTGGTTAAGCTCGGTCATGGATTGGCGGGCTTCAGCGAGGTAGCCCGTGACGCGAGTGCGCTCGGCTTCGATCTCAATGCTGAGAGCTTCAAGGATGGTTTGCAGAACGTCGCGCTCCTTGGCACTCAGGTTCTGTAACTGAGCACGGAGGACAATGTTCTTGCTGGGGTCGAGACGGTTGGTAGCCATGTCACTTCCTGCTCTTGGTGCCACTGCACTTCCAGCGTTTACGGCTGAGGCGCAGAGGCGAGTTGGGGTCTTTCGCAGCCTTGGGGTGGCGCTTCATCTGGCCAGCGGATCGACTGCAATAGCTGTTCCCTTTTGATGTGCCGGGGCGCACGCGGGGACCGCCGCCTTTGGCGGAGCCCGCTTGGCCGTAGCTGACGCGCTTGCCGGAGGCCGTGACTTTGACCTTCGCTTTTCCTTTGGCGGGCTTGGCCATGCTACTTCCTCTTCTTACCCGACGCGGTCGTTGACCATTTGATGCGTTTGCTGCTGGTCTTCTTCGCGGCGTTACGCTTCTTCTCACTGGCCGACATCTTCGCGGCGACAGCCTTCGGGCGACAGGCGGGGTAGCTTTTTCGCTTTTCGCCCGCCTTCCGTCCGCAAGGCTTTCCGGTCTTCACATCACGCCAGTCCTGCCGAAACCATTTCTTGAGGCCACCGCTGTAGCTGGTCATTTCTTGGTCTTCTTTTTGGTGGTGCCGGACTTCCAGCCACCGCCCATCTCCTTGTACTTTTTAGCGGCGTACCCGTTTGCATACGCGCTCGGATATACCTTGTACTTGGCTTTGGCGGCGGCCTTGGCCTTGGCCCATTTGCTGGGGCTAGTGGGGACTGGTTTGCTCGCCATGACTACTTCTTCTTCTTGGCGCTCATCATCTTTTTGCCAGACTTTTTAGCGGCGGCTTTCGCGCGCTTCATTCCGGCTGGCGTGTAGGCGAATTTTTTTCCATTGACCATGGGCATGGTTCGGCTCCTTACAGGTTGAGGGGGTTGATTTTAGGAGGGGGTCGTCAGTATTTCCGCTTTCCGATCATTCCGGGCTTGGTTGCACCAGTTTTGCGGGCGGCAGAGGTCTTGGCCTTGCCTCTGGCAACGGGCTTACGAGCGGGGGCTTTCTTCATGTAACCGGGCATAGTGCGCGTCCTTGTTGAATTGGATGAGCGCACTATGGCTGAGAGGGTTTGGCCCTGTCGTCCCGGTCAGCGGGGCATCGGAATGAGGTTTCCGCGCTCTACATCGCGCTGGATGGTCTCGGCCTCTTGGATCTTTCCGGTCGCGCCACGGTCGGCTTGAGCCATGGCCATTTGTTGGCTTGGGCTGAGGCCGTTCTGCTGAAGCTCTTCGGGGCTGATACGGAAGCGGTCGAGGTCTGAGACGCCCATTGACCGGATGGCTTCCTCGGTGATCTGAGACATGTCGAACTCCATGTTCAGGCCCGTGGTGTTCATGATCTGGATCATCTGCATCCACACGTTCGGATCGCGAGTTGGCTCGAGCGGGAGCGAGCCGTCGATCACGAGGTAGTCGATGTCACCGTCCAGCATGTTCGGCGTGAAGTCGAGGTAGCCATCGTTGGTTATGGATTGGAGGTTGGCCGGAAGCGACTTGGGGTTCACCTGCACTGAGCCAGATGCGGCGACGGCATCTTGGATGTTGCCGATCATCATGCGGACCATAGGTCGGATGGTCTGAGCGGAGGTCAGGCGGCTGAGCACGCCGAGGCGCTGAGAGCCGAGTTGGGTCAGGCGCTGGATCTCAGTCGCGGTGCGCACGTCGGAGGTGGGCACACCCTGCTGGGCGTCGGATGCGGCTGAGACGCGCTGCTTGAGATCGGCCATGGCGGCGATGTCGTTGAAGTGGCCACGGGTCACGTCTGGGATCTGGCTGATAAACAGGCCCTCGCCGGGGTTGGTGCCGGGGAGCGTGCGCACGATACCGAAGGGGTTGCGGTCGATCAGGTCACTGATGTGAATGCGGCTCGGGTCAGCGAAAATGAGGTTGGTCATCGTCGCGGAGATGTTGTCGATACGACTGCGCAGCAGGTACGTCGCGATGTGATGCATCGGAAGCAACAAGTCGTAAAGCGACTGCGAGAAGGTCTTGTGGCTGTCGTGGTAGAGGCTGCCAAAGACGAAGGGGAGCTGCTTGCCGTAAGGATTGAGCTGGAAACGGATGCACACCTCTTCGTCGAGGATGGTGGCGGTCAGGTAGACGGTGCCAGCTTGTGGCATGCCGATTTCCCAGCCCTGCACGCGGAACCAGATTTCGTCCACGGTGCGGGCGGAGCCAAGCTGGAAGGAAGAGCTGTCCTCGGTGGTGGGATTGAAGACGGGGTCCACGTTGAGACCCTGCATCATTTCCTTGTGGTTCTTGTGGCTGTTCCAGCCGGTGCGAGTGGAGGTCCGGCTCTCACTGAGGGCCGGGTACTTGTTCATCTTGGGGTACAGGCCCGACGAGAGCAGCGCGGAGGTGCTCATGTACTCGGTGCTGACCACAAACTGCATGCGGTCCCACTCGCCCCACTGGACGCGGGGGTCAGGAAAACAGCGGCGCGGGTCGATGTTGACCAGATGGTTGGTGTTGTCGCGCTGGCTCCATACGACTTTGGTCGGGGCGAAACCGTAGCGGATGCCGTCCTGAAGCATTTGCAGCAGCTTGGTCTCGCCTGCCGTGCGGCGCATGTGTTGGTGCAGGATGCGCTCGAGGACTAGGGCGGCGTTCCGGCTTTTGCGGTTGAGGCCCTCCAGCATGAACATCGGATTGCGGCCCGTCAGAGCGGCCATCTGGTAGGTCAGGACAGTGTCCGCGATAGCGCGGGTGTCCGACATGACTGCCTTCTCACGGAACTCGGTGCTGTCGGGCGGCGTGTAAACGTCGTGCGCGCGGTCTGCCTCGCGCCATGCATCGTAGCGCTGCGAGATTTTGGCGTAGCTCATCTCGGCGCAGCTTTTGACGTACTGCACGATCTTGCGCTCTTGCTCGTCGGTGAGCAGGTCGCTGATGTCGATGTTGGCCTCGAGCGCCTGAGCGTGCTCGCTCAGGTCCGCGATCTGCCGAGTGCTCTCAAGTTGCTCGCTGGCGGACGAGCGGTAGTCGCCAAAATATGAAGTAGCCATGGTGGTTGGTGTGACCTAGTTGGCGGAGGTTGTCGTCCTCGGTTAGCGCTTGTGACGGGGCTGACGCTTGAGGTCGTCGTCGTAGGCGGACATGCCGAAGCCAGCCCACTTCTGTTGGGGGCGTCCGGCCTTGCCGAGTTCGTCGTTTAGGCTGCCGCCGTAGGTGTTGAGGCTGAGAGGGCCTGCGGCAGCGATCTGGTCCTCGAACGGCTGAAGGTGCTGACGGCTGAGAACGTCGATGGTCATGGACAGGGCGTCTACTTGGTCATCGTATTTCGCGGAGGGGAAGGCCGTGCATTCTTCGACAAAGGCATCGAGCCAGTTGGCGCGGGATGGCAGGAGGACGCGGCCACCCTCAAGGAAGGGCAGGATCGAGTGGACGCGCGTTTCCTTGTCGCCCTTGCCTTTGGGCTGGTACGGCAGGACGTTGACGCCGCTCTCCCGGCGCAGCTCCTGAATAATCATGGTGCCGGAGGTGACGGCCTCGATATAGAAGCCACGGAGCCCCTTGCCGCGCCAGCGATTGTTGAGATGGACAAGGCGGCGCTTGAGCTCGGGGCTCTCCCAGCGGCCACGGTCCACTTGCAGGATATACATGTCGCCCTGCTGGCTGAGGCCAGCGACGAGGGCCACAGTGTAGTTGGCGCGGCTGGATTTGGTGAAGGCGGTGTCCACGCCGATGATGAGGCTGGCGAAGTTTTCGGGCGTCTGCTCGGGCTCGTAGTAAGTCCAGTAGCTGTCCTTGATGATGCCGCCACCACGGATGTACGGCGTCTGCTGGTATTGCGCGTGAAACTCGAACGGGCTGAGGCGCTCGCGCTTTTGGAGCCACTCAAGGTCGAAGCCACGTTGGGGCCACAGGGCCTTGTGGACCGTGGCGTCCGGGTAGTTCGTGCCGGGGCCGACGTACTTTTCGTCTGTCTCGAGCTTATGGAATACGCCGGGCTTGGTGTAGAGCTCGTGGCCTTCAGGCAGGCTGATGCGGGCGGTGCGCTTGGTGAGCGGCACCTCTTGGCGGGCGGGGATGTTGAGGTGCATCCACTCGTCCTCGTGCCACTCGTCGAGTTCGGTGATGCGGCCCGACAGGTCGTCGGTGTGCCAGCGTGTTTGAATGACGATCTGGCGAGGCTGAAGGCCGGAGACCTCGGGCTGCATACGGGTGCTGAGGGAGCCAACGTAGAAGTCCCACACCTTGTTGCGCATGGTCGGGCTCTCGGCTTCCTCGCGGGAGCGGATGGGGTCGTCAATGATGAGAAGGTTGGCAGCTCGGCCAACAGTGGTGCCGCCGACGCCGATGCCGTAGTAGACGCCGCCCTGTTCTGTGGCCCACTCCTGTGGCGCTTGGCGCTTGGGGTTGAGGCTGAAGTCGGTGAAGGCTTTCTGGGCCTCGGGGTGTTTGACGTTGGCGAGCACGTTCTGGCCAAAGCCACGGGCCAGATCGTTGTTGTAGCTGGTGGTCATGATGAAGCGGCGCGGATCGCGCAGCATGAACCACGCCGGGAACAGCTCGGTGCAGTAGGTCGATTTGGCGTGCCGTGGCGGCAGGTTGATCATGAGGTTGCGCACGGGTGCCTTGGTCTCGGGGTGCGCAAGCTCGTCCTTGCCAAAGGCGTCGAGAGTGGCGGCGAGGTCGAGGTGGAACTGCGGGATCGTCCAGTCGGGGTGCAGCAGGCGGACGAAGTCGATGAAATTATCTTGGGCCTTACGGAGGGCGAGAAGGCGTTTGAGCGCCTTTTGTTTGTCAGTCTTTGAAAGGCTCATTGGAGGCCAACTTTGCTCTGAGGAGACGGGCGGTCATGAGTTTCTGGCGGTCGGAGGGAAGGGCTGCGGTCTCGGAGGCAATGCGCCCGAGATGCTCCATGATGGCCTCGTAACGCTTGTGCTCGGGTATATTTGAAAGGTCGAGCTGGGCCATGGCCTTGCCGAGTTGCTCGACAGTGATGGTGGCCGGGATGGCCTCTTTTTGGCGGTTTCTTACGTTCATGAGCAGTTCTCTATACGACCGAGGCGGGATCGTCGTCCTCGGTGGGATTGATGACACGGGCGGGCTCGGCGTCGATGACTGGTGGGGCATGCCCTTCGGTCTCCGCGATGAGGGCTTCGATCTCTTCGGTGGTGAGGTTTTCGATGGCGCGGGCCTCCTCGGTGTGTTCCTCAGCGACGTGGGCGTCCGGCAGGACTTTGCCCATGAGGGTCTTGAAGACTTGGACTTGGCTGCTGTTCCATTCGTGGTCGCCGGATAGGACAGCCTTGGCCATGCGCACGAGGTCTTCACTGTCGCGGAAGATCTGCTGGCGCAGCTTGTTGCGCTGGGCCTTTGTGATGGGCGGGGTCTTGCCCCGCGCGGGAATGATCTCGTTCATGAGTGTGTCTCCGTCTGTGTTGACGCACCGGAGCAGGAAGTTCCAGCGCACGTTGTACTTGTTGTTGAGGGTCCATTTGTGGGCGGTGCGGCCCGTCGCGATGCGTTGGGGCAAGTTGCGCTGGATGTACTTGTCGCGCGCACGTTCGACGCGGAAGGAGCGGCGGGACACCCATTGGCCACAGTAGGCGTCCCAGAGGTAACGGCAGTTTGGGTTGCAATAAACATGGCGCACCCGCTGGTCGGGGTCGTCCGGGGCGATGTAGCGGTCCCGGTGCTCGACGTTCATCATCACGCCGAGACTGGCGAAGGGGCGGTTGCACCAGTGGCAGTGGACAACTGCGCCATGGCAGTCGGGCGCGTCCTCGTATTCGTTTGACCAGTGGGTGATGACGGGCGCGTCACGCGGAATGTACTTGGGCAGGTGGGCCACCTGTGGGCCAAGGTGGTCGAGTTTCACGCGGCGCGGGCCGAGAGGCGTGGTCGCGTGCGGAACGTGCGAGAGCCATGGTGGGTTTGGCAGGCGGGGCCCAAAAAGGCGGCGGGGGCTGAGCAGTATGTCCGGGCGGAGGCTGAGCTGGTCAGGGCCAAGTAGGTAGCGCTCGACTACGCCGGACCATGTGTATGGCTTCGGGTGAGTGGGGTACTCCTTCACCTCGTCCAGCGTCGGGTAGTACAGGTCCGGCCATACGGGCACCTCCTCCGGCTTCCAGTATTCCTCCGGCGGTCGGCCCGCGAGCCGCTTGGCCCAATTGTCCTCGTTCTTCGCGCTCATTCGTTCAAATTTTACCGGCTTGGTTTCAAAAATTCAGCGCGATTGCGTGGGCACCAGTAACAGTGATCGCGTCACCGCGACGGCGGGCATAGGCACCCGCCCCCCCATGCGCGAAAAACGTGTCCGTGCGCGACATTCGCCGTAAGGCGGCGTCCTAAACCTCTGGCAAATCAGCGTTTTCCACTCCCCCTGAAGGGGAATTACGGCGTCGGATCGGCCTCGGCTGGCTCGGCTCCCCTCGGTTTGGCGGCTTGGCAATTTGTGACCTTTCGCAGTGCTACCCGCCAAGACTTAGCGCCATTGGAACTCACGGTCTTACCCACGTCTGAACCGATGGCGGCTCCCGAAGGGGAATAACCACGGCAAAACATCACGAAAGGACATTGCCATGACTTGGGATTTTCACTCCGGGCCTCGCTCCCTCGCCACTTCGTTCATGTTCGACGCGCCCTATTCCGCGTTCAAATCGCAGGACGCGCTCCAGCACCATCTCGTCACCGAGATGGTGCGAGATGCGGTCGAGAACGATCCGCTCCTCCAAGAGGAGGGCGGCGTCGAGTTTGTCGCCGAGCAGATTGTGAGCCTCGCTACTGAAGTAGCGGAGCAATACTTCGACGACCTCCGCAGCAGCTTCTAATCCTCAGCCCCTCTTCTGAGGGGCTGCACTCTCTCGAAAGGAATGACCCATGAAATTCGACCAAATCACCGCGCCAAGCCATTGGGCTTCGTACCTGATCAACAACGATGCCAGTGGCATCGACGCCAACGAAGTTGCCGCCGCTGACCACCACTTCGCCGGATACCACGTCGTCTCTTGTGACGACGAAGACTGGTTCACTTGGAGCGCGGACCTGCACGGCGCGACCTCCAAGGGAGGTCACGTCACGAACTACACCGTCCAGAAAATCTGACCCCGAAGGGGAATAACAGCAGCGAAACATCAACGAAAGGAAATCGCTATGGTTTACGCTTACCCCTCCAACTCCATGATCGGAGTTGTTTTCCGTGAAGTTCACACGAACCACCCTCGCGTTTTTCGTGAGCGCACGATCGACGGTCGGCGGTTCTGGGAATACTTCTACGCTTCAGAGTTCGAGGAAATCGAACTCTACGGCGCTCGCATGGGCACGTTCGACGGCCTGCTCATGCCGCGAAGCCATGTTTGGGATGGCAGCATCGAGTTCGTCGCCAAGCCCGAAATTTGACCCCTCCCGAAGGGGAATAACAGCAGTGGATCGGCTCTCGGTTCACTGCTTCCAATCTCATGCACAAGTAAGGAATTACCCATGTCTATCATCGCTTCCATGACTGCCGCTCAAATTTCCGACGCCATCACTGCTGACCCCAGCCTAAAGGCTGACGGCGTAAAAATCCTCGCTGACCGCTACCTGCGTCAGTCGGCCAAAGGCCGCAAGCCACGCTGGAAGTCTGTCACCAAGCTCGCCGAGTACCTCGGCTATGAGGGTGCCTCCACTCGTGAGGCCATCAGCACTTTCCTCGACAGCAAGCTGTCCAAGCCAGCCGCTGCACCCAAGGCCAAAGCCAAGGCGCAGCCAAAGGCTGAGCCAGCTCAGGCCGCCTTCGCTTTCACCAGCGACCCCAGCGCTGCCCTCCAAGCCCTGACCTCTGGTCAGATCAAAGCGGTCAAAATGTCCCTCGGCATTCTCAAGAATGCCGAAGCATCGGCATCACGCCGCAAGGCCGCGACCACCACGCTGCGCAACTACGGCCTGATCGTCTGACCCAACCACCATGCTGCTACCTGCGGGGCTGCTTCGGCAGCCCCTTTTTTTTGCCTGAAAGGATCTTCGCCATGCCTAGTCCAGAGCTCCGCTTCGCTGTCTGCTCCGCCGTTTCAACGCCCACTGGTCAAATGCCCGCCGACCGCGACGCTGCTTACTCGTGGTTCTACGACCGCGCAGAAAAGACCATCCGCTCCGCTGCACTCCGCACGCTCAAGTCCGCCAACCCGGTCAGCGTGCCCGCTGACGTGAAACGTCAGGCCATTCAGCTCGCATTCGACCATGTATGGGACGACCGATGCTAAGCCAACTCAGTTCCCAACTGATTATGAACCCCCTACGGGGGTTCTTAATCACCCCACTCCACTCGGCCATCCGACTGGCCACGTTTATCGCCATCGCCCTCACGCCAACAGCGCTGCTGATCGCTTGGGCCTACTCGTAGGAAAACCGACCCATGGCCTACCTATCCAAGCACGCCACGACATGGACCGGAGACAGCACTGCTGGCTCCGTTTCCTACCATCACACAACCATTGTCCACTGGGACAGCGATACCGTCACGCTCAACACGGACGGCCACGACACGGAAACCACACGCAAGAGGATGAACCAAGCCGCAGAGCAATTCTTGCTCGGGTTCAGCGTGTACCAGAAGAACCGCCAATGGTTCGTGACGACCCACGATGACGGACAGGAGACCTTCTACGAAGATGGCATGACATTACATCGCTAGTGTCAAAAGATTTGACATCTGTATAAACTTTTGCCATCTAAACCAAACCAAACCAAGGGACCGACCGACATGACAGCAGCATCCGTTACCTACCTTGTCACGCTCGACCAGACCGATTGGGAAATGGTCGAGACCATACTGAACGAGATCACAGTACGACTTGAACGTCTCGTTCAATCACCTGCCGAGCGCACTCCAGACGACCGACAGCAGGACATCGCCGACATCAATCGGGTTGACCGCATTCGAGCCAAGCTCACGCCCCGCCTGAGCCCTGCGCCGACCATGTATCCGCTGAGCGAGGAAGAGTACGGCACCTACGTCGATGCTCTCCAGTTCGGCACCAAAATGGTGGAGCAAGACCTCTGCCGTCACCCCCTGCTCACTGCCACGCAGCAGGTCGAGCGTATCAACCGCATGCACGGTTGAGAGACCCTTCCCGAAGGGGAATAGGGGCTGGCTGGATCAGTTCCGGCCAACCCTTTTTTCATCAGTTCAAAATCCGCAACTCAAATGGAAGGCTTCCACCATGAAGCTGCTTACAAAAGCACAGACCACAAAGCTCTTGGCGAACGGTGCAAACCCTGACGCCGATCACAAACCAGTCGTCAAACTGTTCGTGCCATGGGGTGCAGCAACGTGGCTCGTGACAGAGCTCGACCCCACCGATCCTGACATCGCCTTCGGCCTCGCCGACCTCGGCTTTGGTTGCCCTGAGCTGGGCTCGTTCTCGTTGTCCGAGCTCGCCTCAATCAGAGGTCCGCTTGGCCTCAAGATCGAACGTGACATGCACTTTACCGCAGACAAACCGATCTCCGCCTACGCCGACGAGGCCCGTGGCCTCGGTCGTATCGCAGCCTGAACGAAAGGACACACCAATGGACCTGATTAGCTACGCCAACAAATACATCCCACAAAGGGCTTGCTCTCACGAGCTCGACCCCGTGACGTGCGCTGCTTACGCCCGCCTCATGGAAGAGTGCGCAGACAAGACGGGCACCGAGCGTGTCGCTCTGCTCAAGTCGTGGATCATGAGCAACTGCGAGCTCAGCCCCGAGCAAGTGGACGCCGCCTTCACTCGTACCAGCCCTGAGAACCGCATCTTGGACACCGATCCTGCCCACCCCGAAGTGCAGAAGATCAACAGCATCACGCTGTCCGGCATCATCAAGTACATGCCCGAGCAGTCGTTGCAGTTCGCCGCTTTGTTGCAGTGCCTCGCACTCACATCCACACATGACGACTTCATTTGGTTCGGTCTCGACCGCAGAGAATGCGTGCAAGACAGCAACTACGCCACTGGTTGCTCGGCTGGGTTTGCACGTATGTGGGCCCAAAGTGTCGTAGCCCTCCACGACCAAGCGATGGAAGAAGCCGGTCAGGCACCAGCCACCACAGCCGACGAGCCAGCCACGTCCCTGCCCGACCTTGACCCCGCCGTTCAAGCCATGCTCGACGCCACGTTGAGCGGTGCCGGTGTGCCAAGTTACGACGAGATCAAATCGCAGATCGAGGCCGCAGCCAACAACGCCAAAGGCGGGCTGACCGTCAACATCGGCAACGTCGCCTATGCCAGTGGCTCGGATGACGTGCCGGACCTCGACGACGAGGTGAAGTCCAGTCGTCTAAGCGAGCTGGGCCTACCCACCAACCATGATTTGCCGGTCAACGTACTGTCGTGGTCGTTCGACCACCCCGGCATCCCCGCCAAGATCGAGGGCTACCATTTCCGGCCCGAGCTGGTGGACAGTCTGGCCTACGCTCTGACGGTCAACGAGCGCATCTACCTGTCGGGCCACACTGGCACCGGCAAGTCGAGCCTCGTGGATCAGGTCGCTGCCTACCTCAACTGGCCTGTTGTTCGGGTCAACTTCGACAGTGAGATCAGCCGCATGGACCTCATCGGTCGTGAGGTACTCACTCAAGAGGACGGCACAACGGTCAGCAAGTTCGTCGATGGCATCCTGCCAACGGCCATGCAGCAACCATGCATCCTGCTGCTGGACGAGATCGACTTCGTGCGGCCTGACGTGGCCTACGTTCTGCAACGTCTGCTGGAGACCGATGGCGAGCTGGTCATCACCGAGGACGGTGGTCGCCGAGTGAAGCCACACCCACTCTTCCGCATCGTTGCGACCGGCAACACCAAAGGTCAGGGCGACGAAACAGGTCACTACACTGGTGCCCGGACGCAGAGCGCTGCCTTCCTCGACCGCTTCTGTGTATGGGCTGACGTACCGTACCTCGACGCCGCTCAGATCACCGAGATGACCGGCAAGTCTGAGATCGCTGCCTACTACGCCGAGCACGTTGCTGCCTTCATCGACGGTCAGGTCAACCTGCCGCTGAGCCCTCGTGGTGTCACGGCATGGAACCGCATGGCCCGTGTCGTTGGCGACGTGAAGACGGCCTTCACTGCCACCCTGCTCAACCGTGCGACCGAGGCTGACCGTGCTGTCATGTCCGGCATCGCTGACCGAGTGCTCGCCGCATGAGCCCACTCGATATTGCGCTGGTCTTGGCACTCCTTGCCATGACCGGCTTCGCCTTCTGGCCCAACTGAGAAAGACCGACCATGCTTATCTTCCATACCCAACTGATTGACCCCGAGCGAGGGATTATACGCTCTTCTGTGTGCCACCGCCTTTCTGACGCCAAGGCCACCTTGGCCGCATACATGGTGGATTACACAGGCTCAAGTATTCCGACGACCATGCACACCTCAAGCCTCATCGAGTGGTTCAACGAGAACCAAGAGGCCGCCGTCATAACGTGCGCCTTCTACGACCCTGACGACGAAAGGAGCACAGAGTTTGTCGCGTGGGACGAAAGAGGCAACAAGCCCGCGATGACAGTCGGCGAGGCTATCGCTCTGGCCGACGAAGACGAAGACGAGGGCGAGGACGACGACGACGACGGCTTCCTCATGAACGTGGAGGCGGCTGGCCATGCCTAGTGACATCCCAACCGCCCGCAAGCTGCTCGACGAGGCACTCGTTGCCATGGATGAGCGCACTCGCCTGTCACTCATTCGCCGAGCCCGTGAGCTCATGACCCGTGACAGTCCCATCCGACGAGCCAGCGTCCAGAAGCGCATGGACAGCGACATCGCCAAGTCCATCCGTCTAATGGCTCGCACCAACCCCGACATGCACCAGACCGACATCGCCGCTGCGCTTGACGTTAATCCGGGTCGAGTGAGTGAAGCGCTCAACGACAAGGAGACCAAGCATTGAACCTGTTCTTCCTCGACCGTGACCCTGTGCTTGCGGCGCAAGCTCAGTGTGACAAGCACGTCTGTAAGATGATCATCGAAACCGCTCAGATGATGAGCACGGCCCACATGCTGGGCTCCATGTTCAACGTCTCGGGCCTGTATCTACCCACACACGAAAACCATCCCTCGACCGTGTGGGTTCGGTCGTCACCGTCCGCCTATCGGTGGACGTGGCACCATCTCAAAGCGCTGTGTGAAGAATACACGCACCGCTACGACCGCATCCACGCCACGCAGCGCAAGTTGCTGCACCGTCTGTTCGCTCAGCCCATCACTGAGGGCAACGAGTGGCGTGATCCCCCGCAATGTATGCCCGACAAGTTCAAGCAAGACGATACCGTCGAGGCTTACCGTGCGTTCTACCGGGGCAGCAAGGTCAGCTTCGCTCGCTGGACCAAACGCCCTTCCCCCCACTGGATGACAATCGCAGCCAACCAGCACGCTGCATAACCGGAGACCGACCATGCTTAACAAGATCATTCCTACCCTCAACGGTACTGGCCCTACGCCAGTGCCGGCATCGACCACCACCACTGCACCGAATGCGCGTAAACGCAGAGGCCCCCGCCCAACTAGAGGCGCGGCCAAGGCTGTGGCTGACATGATACGGATACGTCAGGCCAACAAGCTGAGCCAGAGCCAAGTCGCCGACTTACTAGACGTTCACTTCACCTGCGTATCGAAGTGGGAGACCCGAGGCTCGCTACCGAGAGCACACACCCTGAACAAGCTCCGCGAGTTCAATGCGGCCTATGCTGATGGAGCACCATCGGAAGCGCCCAAGGAAGAGCCAAAGAGCCAGCAGCACATCCTCACCCGTGACGGCGAGCTGCCGTTGCGCTTCAAGGGTGTGAAGCTGGGCTCGTACCTGCTGCCAGACGGTCTGCTGACCATCTACCAGACGGACGGCGGCCAAGTAGTGTGGGATTTAGCGGGCATCGTGAACTTCGGCTCGGCTGACGAGTTGGTCCAGTATTGGGCCGGGTCCAAAGAGCAGGACAAGGTGCTCGCCTTCGCCGCAGAGTGCGGCCTTGAGATCTTCGAGGACATCGCCTGAGTGGGAAGCCCCCCGAAGGGGAATAGGGTCGGCAGCACAAGCTGTCGGCCCTTTCTTTTGAGACGAGACGTGCCGTTGTTAGCGGCTAGTGGGCGGTGCCTCCTCCCATGACGAGAAGCGGTCTAACAGCCGCAAAACTACAGGGCCGATGGTAGTAGCCACCGTTAACATCCTTACCGATGGTAGTAGCCCGTGATGAAGGAAGCGTTAGCGGGGTGTTGGGGAGACGTTTGAACCTACAGTCCGAGCCACTACGCCATAGGCGTCGTGTCTTCGATTGGCAGGAAGTCAGTGAACCAATGCTCCGCACCTTCACCTTTCCAACCGAACAGGAGACCGACCAATGACCAAAGATCACGACATCTACGACATCACTGTGACGGCACCCGTGAGGACCGTCTTCGAGATGCCAATGACCATCTACGCACGCACCATGGAGGACGCCAAGGCCATCGCACTCAGCGAGGCGCGCCGCCTGACCGACAACAACGAGGGCTGGTGGTCCGAAGACGAGAGCCATCGCACCCTCACCGGCAAGTTCAAAGCACAAAGGAGCAAGGTATGAGCAGCAAACTGATGGCACTGCACCAGCACGAGCTGGTCGAGACAGCCAAACTATTCTCCGAGCAGGGCAAGAGCCTGCGCGTTGAGTTCCACGAGGGTGGAGCCAAGATGAACGAGGGTATCGTTTACCTACCAAGTACGCCGCCTGACGTGGCGCTGAGCGAGCGAGGCCAGCGCTTTGACCGAGCCATGGTGGATCATGAGGCGGGCCACCACGTCATCTCGACGATGGGTCCGCTCAAGCAGGCCGCTCAGAGTGGCGACAAGCGCTTGCTTTCGTTGGTGCAGGGCATCGAGGACTGCCGAGTAGAGCATGCCGTGTTGGACAAGTACCCCGGCGCTCGCAAGAACCTCGGTACGGCACGGGACATTGTGTACGAGGGCGTGGCTGAGGCCATCGCCCAATCCAAAGACGCTCGCCAGTTTGCGTCCACCGGCATTATCAATGCGTGGTGGGAGAAGAACGGCGGCTGGCTGCGTTCGAGGCCCTGCCGCAACAGATACAGGAGTTCTGCCGCAAGTACGCCGACTTGGCGCAGAAGTTGCCCACCAAGCGTGGGTCCATGCCGACCGTCAAGCTGGCCGAGCAGGCGCTCGCAGAGCTTGAGGCCATGGGTGTGCAGCAGGTCGAGGACGAGCAGCAGGTCGAGGTCGAGGTGCCGAGTGCTGGTGGCGACGGCGATGAGCAAGAGCAACAGCAGTCGAGCGACGGTGACGGTGACGACGAGCAGCAGTCGGAGAGCGGCAGCGCTGACGGCGCTGCCGATGATGAGCAGCAGAGTGCGTCGTCGAGTGGGTTCGAGCCCGGTGATGAGCAGCACTCTGTCAGCTTCGACGATCACCACGAGCGAGTGCGCGACGAGGAGAGCGACGGCACGCCGGGTGGCCAAAGGCATGGTCGGCACGGCGACGTGTGCGATTGGGTGCCAAATCAACTGAGACTGGCGACGGTCGATGATTGGGTCGCTGCTCGTCGGCTGACGGGCTACGCCGAGAGGATCATGAACGTCTACGATAATTGCTACTCCACGGTGCCGTGGGACGAGGGGCTGACTGCGTGGCCAGACATGCTGCGCACTGTGCAGACCGCCGTTGGTCGGACACAGGCCAAGTTGCAGGAAGCGTTTATGAGCGCCTCTGAGCGCAACTGGTCCGGCGGGTACGATCAGGGCGCGCTCGACCCCAAGGCCCTTGTACGGGCTTATCAGGGCCGTGACGGGGCATTCCGGCGCAAGGATACCGGGCAGGACATTGATGGTGCTGTGACGCTGCTGCTCGATTGCTCGGGCAGCATGAGTGAGCAGGACAAGCAAGACGTGTCTGGGCCAATGACCGTTGCACTGGCCATGGTGCTTGAGCGGATGGGCGTGGCTGTCGAGGTGCGTGGGTTCACCGGCCTGATGCACAAAGACGGACAGTTCGACATGATCCTGAAGCCGTTTGATATGCAGGTCAGCCGGTGTCGTGCGGGGCTGGGGCAGGCCGCCATGATGGCCTGTGCGCAGAACTATGACCCGGCGCACGTCGCGACAGCGGCCCACTCGCTGATGCGTCGGCCCGAGGCCAAACGCATGCTGATCGTGCTGAGTGACGGCTCGCCCACCGGGTTCGGGCGAGCACTGAGGCGGCTGTGCCGTGCGCTGCACGAGAAGAGCCCCATCGAGTTGCTCGGTGTCGGCATTCGAGACCGCTCGGTCGAGGATTACTACCCCAACTGTGTCGTCGTGAACGAGCTGAGCGAGTTGAGCACGGTCGTGGCAGGGCGCATTGCGCAGACCTTGCTGGGGCGTGGGCTGACTGAGATGCGGAGGGCTGCGTGATGCTGATCTATTCGGAGACACTGCCCAAGAGCAATCGCAAGGTTCAGGTGATTGCCTTCGCCACAAGCCCGATGACTTCGGAGCGCTTCAGCGTGTCCGTGTACGAGCATGACGGCGAGTATGTGGACGATGTTGTGGTTAGGGATTTGCGGTTGGCCCTTAAGGCAGTGCGGACGCTCGACCACTTTCTCAACTTCAATAAGTTCCGTGTGCGCTACCGCAACAACAAGTTGGTGGAGAAATGAGTACATATCGAGTGAAGGTCCGCCGAGTGGCGACGATCATCTTGGAGCGTGCATACGACTTGGATGAGGACAGCTCAGAAGTGGCTGTCGAGTTGGCCATCAAGCACGCCCAATACAGCGACCCACGAGACAGCGAATGGCAAGAACCAGACAGGTTCATGGACTGCCACCTCGAGTGGGCACCCGATCTCAACCATGACTGCTACACGGTCGCGGAGGTCGAGCCATGAAACTCTGGCGCAAGCCGCGCGAGCGGAGACTGAGGATCGAGGCTGAGTGGTTCAGCCTCGTGAACGAGAGGATGCCAATGGCATTCTGGGCAACGGTGGCGCATGAGGTGCGCCGCCGACGAGTGACGAGAAGCCAGCGCGGAAAGATGAGGGCACTCGTCGATGAGCAGAAAAAAATCTGGCAAAGCACCCATTGAAGGTGTAAACAGATTTAGACAGAAGCTGTTTGAAGAGGAACGCAGTAGTGAACGAATTGGCCGAATTGAAGGCGCTCTTATTGGGCATCAGTGCTCGACTGGATCGCATCGAGGCGGCTTTGGGCGATGGCTCCCCGCCATACAGTACGGAGCCACCAAAGACGCCAAGCCCCGCCGAGTTTACGACCAGACAGCATGTCGTGCTGCAAGGTGTCGTGCGTGGCTGGGATAACAAGAAACTTGCAGAGTGCATGGGCATCTCGCCCATCACTGTGAAGACCCACCTGAAGGGTGCGGCCGACAAGCTCAGCGCAACCAAGCGAGGCGAGGTGGCGGTTGCTGCCTCAGCCATGTTTGGGAGCACGGAGCCCGACCAGTACAGGCTGGCGAGTGGTGGATTGCCACTCGAGTGGGCCGAGCAAGCGGAGAAGCTGAAGCGCTGGACTGATGACCAGTACCGAGCGCTCTACACCAAACCACCAACGTAGAGGACACGATGCGCACAACCAAAGGACCGACCAACCTCGCCAACCACCGCAACGCACAGCCCAGAGAGCAGGGCATTCCCCACGAAAGTCTGGCCAACACCAAGGCCAGCAAGCTAAACCCCGACATTGCGGAGATCGTCCGCTACTCCAAGACGAGCCGCGATGTCGGGGACAGCAACCGTTTCTATCTTGAACGATGGGCCGAGAGATGTGGCTCGGTACGGTTGCAACTGATTACACCCGCAATGCTACGGAACTACGTTGATCGAGGCCAGACGAGCGGCTCGCAGCGACGTGAGTTGGGTGCGCTGATTGCAGCCGTCAATCACTGGCTGCGAGAGAACGACCCCATGAGTTCTCGGTCGTTGAGCATGGCTCGGCCTGCCGACAATCCGGGCCGGGATCGTTACGTCACCGTCGATGAAGAGTTGGCCATGGAGCTGGCGTTTCCGCCCGAGTTGTGGGCGGTGGCTCGCTTCTGTTTGCGGACGGGAGCAAGACCGTTCGAGGCTCGGGCGTTGAACGGGAAGGACTTCAATGCTCAGAGGGGCACCGTCAAGCTGCGGCACAGGAAGGGCCAGAACAAGCTGCACGTTCGAGAGGTGCCTGTGCGAGATGAGGTCGTGCTGGCGGACTTGCTGGAGCGGCTGAAGGAGAGTGGACACTCGGAGCTGTTTCGGTGCCAGCAAGGTGGCCCGTGGATCAGGACCAACTTGGCCCGTCAGTTCGAGCGGTATGCTGCGCTCGCTGGCTTGGTCGATCTGAAGTGGACCGATCTGCGGCATACCTTTGCCACACGGGTGGGGCGAGGTGGGGCCAGTGCCACCACCATCGCCGATCTTTTGGGCCACACCAACTTGCAGCTCGTCATGCGGTATGTGCAGACGGATAGTCTGGATCGTGAAGCCGCGATCACTTCGGCAGTTGCCTGACCCGGATGTTCGGACGCCACGAGGCCATGAAGATGTGGGCGTCCGGCTCGAAGGCTCGCAGATAGTGCTTGGTGACGGCGGCCATGCCGCCTTTGATCTCGTGACCTACGATGGCTTCGATCACACCGTCGGGTGTGTTCGGGGCCATGCGTGGGGCGAGAGTGCGGAAGGTCGAGCGAGTGCTGTGCTGTGTCTCAACGCGCGAGATGCAGCCGACCTTCTCTCGAGCCCGAGTGCAGGTGACACGCCAACGTGCCGAGTTGTTGTCGAAGTCGTGAGGGATACCAGCGAAGTACATGCCGTCGAGAAGTGGGCGGCTATGGATGATCAGTTGAGCCAATGGCGTCAATGGGATCATGCGAACGCTGGCGACGGTCTTCGCTACGGTTTCGGGAATGCGCCACTCGTTGGCGTCGAAGTCGATCTGGTCGGGGGCCATGTTGGCCAGCTCACGGATGCGTGCGCCGGTCAGCAGGCCGAGAGCCCACATGTCGGCTGCGCCGAGTTCGTTGATGTCGATGAGCTGGTCGTAAATCTCCTGCCATCTCTCAAGGGTGACGGGCGAGTTCGCCTCACGGCGACCAACGAGTTCGTCACGAGTTGGGCGACCGACTTTGATCGTACCCCAATCGGTGGCGGTGTAAGGACGGGCGTGATCGATGAGGAAGTCGCGGATCACGGAGCGAACCCGGCTTTGTTTTATGCCGGCATAGCTGTGCTTGATCTTGCCGTCGAACTGAGAGCGGGCCCACTGCTGCCAATGTTCGGGCGTGACGTGCTCAAGGTAGTGTCGTCCTTCCGCGTGCTGGTGGGCCATGAACTCCTCGAAGGTGGCGGCTCGTTGGGCGATGGCGGCTTCGCCGATGGGTGCGTTTTTGTTGTGCTCGAGGACGGCGTACAGCGGCGTGAGAGCGCCGAATGCTTCGATCACGGTGCGCGCTGGGTCGGCTGGCGGGTGAAGGTCGGGAGCCATGATCTCATCGACGTGCTGCTCGAGCTGCTCGAGGGTGTGACGTGGGTGGGTCTGCTCGAAGTGCCGGTCGATGGCGTCGAAGACGTTGAGGCTGGCGATTTGGGCTCGAAGGACTTCGGCTCGGTAGCTGTCACGGTTGACGGCTGCCTTCGCTTTAATGATCTGGGCGCGCATGCTCGTGATGATAGGAGCGGCGAGGCGTTCGGCTTCACGACGGGACTTGGTCTTGAGGCTGACGTGCATTTCGGTGCGCTGAATAAGGGGCTGGCAGTCGGAGGGAACACGCATTCTGACGTGGTAGTGCCCGGACGGGGACTTGCTGAGGTACATTTGGTCGGTCCTTTTTGCTGGACCGGCAGAATGACTGGTGTGGAGCGATATGGCGGTAGCGTGGAGTGCAGTTTTCTGTGGATAAGTTATGCAAGTGCTGTAACTACAGTGGCTTACGGGGATTTTGAAGTGGCTGGCGTGGCGGGTGGTATCGACCTGTTTCAGATTGTAACAGCCGAAACGATGGTCGTCGTAAGACATTGTAATCACAGCACATTTTTCAGGTGTCCACACGGAGCGTGTGGAGGCTTGAATGCAACGATGTGTGGTGAACGTGGAGTTGGCGTGACTGATTTCCACGGAAAATTTCGGTGCGTGTGCATTGACGATGCCGAATATGTCACCGAAAAAACATGGACGTTACGTTATCACAAACCGTTGGTTCGTAATGTCCAAACAAAAAACGGACGGGGGTGGTAGCCCCCGCCCGCCCAACCGAGCGGACCGACCAAGGTTCGCTCGACGACCACGAAAACGAAAGGAGTTATCGTGATACCGTGCATATCAACTACTTTAGAGAACTACGCAAGAGGGGTACTTGCTCGCCCGTGTGGTCATAAGTTGTGGCTGCTCTGCGCGTCCGCATTCGGCAGCGTAGCGGGAGGCAACCCATGAACGAAGAGGTACAGCACAAGCTCGGCACGCATGTGCCGATCTTTAGTACGGCAATGAAGGGCTGGCTGTTTATGCAGGGCTGGCTCGTAAGTGCCTGTGAAAGACTACTGCACCCGCTACGGTGGACCTCGATCTCGAAAGGTCAAGTTTGGTTCCCGCCGCCACGGGGCAACGTGGAGGCCATAGGTAATGGACATATCGTCCGCAGTCCTCATGGACATGTTTTGTAACCAACTCCATAGCCTTGAGGGCAACGTCAAAAGTGACGTTGTCGAGGCTATGGTAAATCACGTTAGTTCATGTCCTGAAGCGGAGTTGCGAGACCTAGCACGAAGGCTGGTCGAGCACGTCGCTACGGACGGTACTGAATTTTAGTTACGGGCTGTCCGAGGGCTTCACGGAGCTCTCGGAAGTCCAGCACATATTCCATGGAGTTGATCACGCCTTCGTAGGGATCATCCATATCCGGCGTGTAGTCCTCGGGCTCAGTGCTCCGTAGCTCCACGTCCTCGCCAACAGCCAGATTTGCAAATGTGTTGGCCACGTCGAGAGGTGGCACTTCTAAGGCCACCTCATCGGCGCTCTCAGCAGCGCCACTAAACATTGCCAGCTCAGAGGCCCGACGATTGCGGAGACCATCGAGTGGCTTGCCGTCTGCGTTGATGTAGGCGGGCATTTTTTCCATGACCGTAGCAAGATCACGCTGACCGTTGTCGGTGAGGGCGTTGAGGTTGCCCGGTCCCAAGTTGTACGCGAATGAAGTCAGCGCATTTATCTGACTGTCGTTAAGGCTGGTGTAGCCATGGCCCGCTGCCTGCTCGTAGCGGTCGAGCTTGGCCACCACGTCGTCACGCACTTCCTGAATTTCGTCACGCATGAGTTGCTCGGCCTGCTCGATAGTGATCGAGCGCTCGCCGCTGCGCAGCTCGTCCTCGGGTATGCCGAGCGCCTTCGCAGCGCGCTTGATGTTCGTGCCATAGCCAATGCTGTATTGCGCGCCGTCGTTGTACGCGGTCAGGTAGCGCCGGTTGCTACCGCTGGGAGTGATCGCGCCGGATGCCTCGAAGTGACGGATCAAACCAAACAGATCGTCCATGGAGCCAGCCTCGTGGCCGCTGACATATCCGTTGGTGGCTGGTGCGCCGATTGGGTCGGCCATGGCTTGTCTCCGGTTGTTACGCCGAAAGATTAGGGCGAGTACGGGTGCCGTGTCGTCCTGCTGAAAAAGAGTGGACCCCGCCGATGCACGTTGAGACCGAGTGCTAGGGGTGGCGGGGTCCGAGTGGGCTGTAACCGCCGAGAGAATAAAACGGCTACAGCGCTTTTCCGAAATTCTGTGGACACGGGAAGGCTTCGAGCACAGCGAGTGGGGCCACGACCTCGAGGATGCCGCTGGGTTGGTCGAGGAGTTCGTTGTTGACGAGAAAACTGCCGAAGAGATCGAGTAGCTTGTAGTTCGTGATGTCGTGCGGCATGCAGATGACCGGTGTGAGGTCGTTGCCGAGTGTGCCCATCGCTGAGGCACCGCTGATGGTGCCACGGGCGTAGGCCCACAGCGGGTCGCCGGGTACTTCGACATGGAGTTGGAGATCGGTCATCCATTCCCACGGTGGCGTGGTGTATGGGACGTAACGCTGGGCGGCGGCTGTGGCCGAGGCGAACAGGCCAACGAGGGCCATGGTGATGCGGGCATACATGACTATTCCTTGAGAGTGCCGGGGACGTAACTCCGTCCGAGAGCCCGGATGGCGGCCTGTTCGGCGGAAGTGGCACGTTCGGTTTTCGGGATAAGTCCGAGGGCCATAGCCTCGGAAGCCGTGTGGTTCGCCTTCTTGGCGTTGCACTCGAGACAACAGAGGGCGACGTTCGGATGGTCGGGGCTACGGCCAGAGCCACCGAGTTGTTTCGGGATGATGTGGTCGAACGTGAGCTTGTCGGGCTGGTCGTACTGGCTGACGGCGAGTGGGCGGTCGCAGTACAGGCAGCGGTCGATGAGCGAGGCACGAGCGGGCTGGTGCTTGCGTGACCGGCGTGGGCGGCGGGGTGGTCCGGCCTTACGCATCGAGCTTGTCCGGCGTGCCGGTGGCAAGGGTCTCGAGATCGTCCATCATTTGCTTTGCCACGATCATGCAAAGGTCGATGTCCGGGTCTGAAAGATCGAGTTCGTCGAGTGGGCCATTGTTCATGTGGACGTACAGCATGGCCTGTACGGCGAGGCTGAAATCGTCGTCCCAATCCTCGAGTATTGCTGCGGCCACTGCCGAGTGGATGGTCGGGAAGGTCTTCTGCTCGACGATGCCGTCGATGAGTGGCCACACCATCGTGGCGTGCCGGTAGAAACGGGCGTCCTGATACATCTGCTCGGCAACGACACGGGGGAACATGACCGGCACGTTCTCCAATGGGCCCTCGCAAAAGAGCTCGAACAGATCTTCGACGCGCGCGATCCTCGTGTCGCGCAGTGAGATCATGTCGGGCAGCGGAAGGGGGTACTCGCTGACGGCCTTGTCAACGTGCTGCTCGATGGTGCTCTCAGCCAGTGAGCCAGCGCAGCGGGCTGCTGCCATGACGAGGGCAGGTTCGTACCTGTCCCACTCGGGCGGCAACAGGCAGGAAGCGGCGGCTCTGTATTTCGTGGCGTCGTTGTCGGGCTGGTCGGTCTTGTCGATGCTGACGACGGCGACGAGGACGGCGAGGACGTTCTCATCAATACCTGCCTCGGCCACGATGGTGTCGTAGGCTTCGATCATGGCGGGCTTGAAGCCGGATTGGGCTTCGGCAATTTGGTCGTCCGGTATCTCGGTCGGGTCTTCCCACACGAGGTCGGCGACATCTAGGTCGTCTGGCTTTCGTGCCATGGTTTATCTCTCTCTTGGTCGGTCTCTTCGGTTGGGCGGGGCCCGTAGCCCTGCTGAGTAAGGAAGGCGCGGTAGAGGGCCATCCACTCGTGCAGACGCATGAAGACGTATGAGTTCTCCATCGACTGCTTGTTGCGGCGGGTGATGACTACGGGCAGGTCGTTGCCGCAGTTCTTCACTGCCTGTGCCATGAACTCGGTGGGGTTGATCTTCTCGACGCGCTTGGCTTCGATAGCGATGCCCGGAGTTCCAATGAGGTCGGCGAGGGCTTCTTTACGGCCCCCGCCGGACAACGGCGTGCGGTGGGAGGAGATGCCGCACTGCGCGTTGAAGTATTCGGCGAGGTCGCGCTCGTAGCGGTCGCCCTTTTGTTTTGATCCGCGCCCCGTCACCATCGCCTAGTCTCCGCTGTAGCCCGCACGGGCGCGGCAACGGGTACACATGTAGTAGCCCTTGGGTCTCTCTTCGGTTGAGCCACAACGTATGCACGGGCGTTTCCAGCGGGGAGCGTCTTCGGATGGAAGGCGGGCATACTTGGCACCGTCGAATGTTCGGATGCCGTAGCGGTGGAGCAGACGCTTGAGCGTGTCGATTGATACGTCGAGCTTGTCTGCCTGTTCACCGTATGATCGCCTCAGTTGATTACGCTTGAGCCACTGGACCTGCCGTTTGGTGAGGTGTACCTCTTTGCCCATTCGCCGACCCAGATTAAATCTGTTTACATCTTTTATGCGTCAATGCTGAAGTCGTCAAGACATGTGAACTACCGGCGCTCTGCCCCCCCAAGGGGCAGGGAGCGCCCCGGTTCCGGGGTCAATCGTTCAGGGTTCAGGATCAGGCAACAACCTGTCGGCGAAAACAATTAGGTTAAATCCGATTTGACAGCTCATTTTTTTCGAGCTAGTCTCCCCCTTCAGACGGAAACACTGAAGAGCGTTTTCTCTCTCCGCTTACGCTTCGAGAAAACGCTACTGAAACTGATCCTGAACCCTGAACGAAGGCCAAAGTTGACCTTTAGTACTCCTTCAGTAGAGGCGGGCATGTCGAAAATCGACCGCGCACAACTCAACTTACGCGCGAAACAGGTTTACGACGCTTCGGTGGACGCAGCCCGCAAGCGGAACCGAGAACGTGACCCGGTTGCCGCTGCTGCTGTCGATTTGATCAGAGAAAAA